TGAAAAAAAAATCACAAAAAAATTCTAAGTTAAAAAGCAGGGAGGACGCCCAAGGGTTCCCGTTAATATTACTTAGGGAACCCGTCTTCAGCGTCCTGGGCTCCGGCGTCCACATTTCCCCCTTCTTCCCATCCCATTTCGCGCCATTTTTTCGCGCGATTATTACACCACTCCGGGTAGCCGTGGTTGTGGATTGGTGCAAGATCCACTTCTTCTTCTACTACTTCTCTTCCTCTCTTTAAACATCGTGTTATATTCTTAACTTGTATTCTACGTTCTATTGCCGGATCTAATATATTAAATACATCTCCCGGTATGTTATTACTAGTAACTATTCTTGGACACCCTTTAGGTATCTTAACGTGAGCGTGTTTTACGTTAATATCTGATCTATGACTAGTATCTGTTATGTGTTTTTGTGGGTCTGCTGGCCAATGTTTAAAACTCATATCATCAAATATTATTCCATCATGTTTATGTGGATAATCTAATTCTTTTAAAACGTCTATATGTCTAACGAAGAGTGCCTTTGGCAGCAGTGCTAGTGCTAAACTTGTTTTACCTACATTTGTAGGTCCCCATAATAATAAAGTCTTTCTTCTATCCCATTCAAAGTCTAAATCATAGTCTTCAATAGTGAATTCTGGGACATCATCCTCCGCGGCAAGAAGCTGTAGGTTTCTTTTAATTGCAGCTCCGTGGATAAGTAAGTCCCTTGCTGTTTTAGGGTGTTCTAACACTTCTAATGCTTTGTTTACGTCTTTCTCTCCTATAGCTATACTTCTACTTTCCATATATAGTTCTCCAACCTTTTTACTATTTTTAATTAGGTCATCTATTATATTCTTTTCAAAGTTAGTTGTATAATTACCGTCTTTAGTAACGTATTTAACTACGTTTTTCCAACTTCTACAACCTTGAATATTTGGATGGTAAACTGTACCATCAATTGTTATATCAAATTTATTTGCGTCTTTTATATTAACCTTTTGTTCTAACAATAAGTAAACGTGTATATGTTTATTACCATCTTTATGTTGTTCTTGTGCAACAACATACTTATCTACATTTACCTTACTATATATTTTATCTAACACTACTGTAGGTTCTAAAGGACATTGAGGAAAAGTCAAAAACAGCTGTTGGCTGTTAATTCTGAACTTTTTCGGCTTAGTTGGCTTTTCAGCCGTGGCTTCGTTTAAAATTAAATTTGACATTTTCAAAAAATTCTAAGTCTAATAATTTCTTTCCGGAAAAATTGCAAGGGCTTCGCCTGAACTTGTGAGAAAAAAAAAATACCGTGCGCGGTCTAACTATAAATTTCTTTCCCCGCCAATCAAATCTTTCATCTAACTTCCAATGAACTTCCAGTAATTATATTCCACAAAATTCCCTGTTCCGCAGAACTTTCCCTGATAAATTTCTTCTACATTTCTCTTCTCTTTTCACTGAAACTTCCGAAGTTTCAGAAACACAAAATTCCTCGAAATTAATTCTTCTAAAACCATAAATAGTGGATATTTATAATCTCCACTTTCTCCGCCTTAATGGCGATGTACAATGGAAGACGTCGAATCAATTCATCGAACTTCATCTCAAGACTCCGAAGTCGTCGAACAAACTTATATCAATATGGAATTAATAAAAGACGCAGATTCATTCGGCCTCGTGGTAGACAGCCAGTCTACCGTGGTTCAACTAGATACACTTCAAGACCTTTGGGAAATCCTCTTGCTGTTACGGAACGAAAATACCACGATCTCGAACTCGGAGGCAGAGCTATCGTTACAATTTTGTCTCCCGGTGATTGGAGTGCAGCTTTAACAGATCCAAATGGTCCTAATCCTTTTGGTGGTCTTCCAATACCAGCTGAATGTTTTAATGCTATACCTTCTGGTTATACATGGCAACAAAGAATTGGTCGTAAAGTACAAATTCTTAGTATAAAAATCCGTATGGAAATTGGATTAGTTACTAGTACTGTTACTCCTGCCTCTCCTTTTGTATCTCAGCTTTGTCGTTTTGTTTTATATATAGATAAGCAAACAAATGGAACAGTTTCAAATCCTGGTGAATTACTTTTTTCTGGACCTTCTAATGTAATAGGGGTAGATTATTTTCAAAACGGCTCTAGTTTTGGTCGTTATAAAATATTAATTGATAAGACATTTACTTTAAATCCTCATGTTTATTATAATTATAGTAGTAATACCACCTCTAATAATGGTAATAATAGGTTCTTTGATATTAACTATACCTTTAATCCTCCCCTTACTGTGCATTATAATGCAGGTCTTAGTGCTACTGTAGCAGATATTATTGATAATTCTATTCATCTTTGTTGTGGTACTGATCAAAATAATCCCCAGTGTTTTATGTCTTATAAGTCTCGTGTAACCTTTTTTGATTCATAAATAAAAAATGGATTTTCGCAATCTCCACTTTTTTCTGACTAGTCTCATTTACTTACTAACTGAATGCATCGCCACTACCCTGCCCTGACTAGCGAGCCGGTAGGCGAGGCCTTCTAACGTGTGATCCCCTTGCCATACAGATATCCAAGAATATTAGCAAAAAGCAGCGCGAAGCGCCAAAAACTAGTTTCATAGACATTACTTTATTTGAAAAAAAAATCACAAAAAAATTCTAAGTTAAAAAGCAGGGAGGACGCCCAAGGGTTCCCGTTAATATTACTTAGGGAACCCGTCTTCAGCGTCCTGGGCTCCGGCGTCCACATTTCCCC